CCGCGCCATTGGCCCGGTCATTTCGTCGCGCATGATTGCGGGCATAGCGCACTACCTACGTTGCCGTATGTTCCCAACTACCGTGCAACGGGCTTAGGGCTTGGCTAGTCCTACGCTTACGCGCAGGCTAGAAACTTAATGATTACTGGCAACTGGTTAGGTCGCCAAACCTGGACTATTGCACCCGACTTTTCGAGCCTGTCCAACCATGCTTCTTGTGTTTTACGCACAATGCCTATGTCTGTTTTTAGTTCGGCGAAAACTAGCACACCGCGTTTGTTAACAAGTACTAGATCGGGAAAACCTGCGTCGCCTTGAATGTGTGTCGCCCATTTGCCGCGCCTGTTCATTGCCGGCAAGTCATGGTGTACCAACCAGCCGTACCGTGTAGCAATGTCAATGACCGTGTTTTTGAACTGAGCTTCAAGCATTGCCATTGGTGCTGTAATCCTTATGAATTGTGCGCGCCCAAATTTCCCTTGACACGTGCTCACTTGACCAACGTAAATGCGCTAACACGTCTTGTTTGTTTAACCAGTCCGCGCTGTTTTGCATTTCCTCAATCAAGCGCACCATGCGCGAAAGTAGTTCTAACTGTTGTGCAATGTCCATTAGTCGCCCTTACTGCTCGGAAGTTTTTTCATTGCGTCAATAACCTGCGTGGCCTGATCGGGGCTTAACGTTTCAAGGGTTACCGCGTCGCTGTCAAGGGTTACCGCTATGTAATCGTGCAAAGCTGCTTCGTCAAAGCCGGCGCCTTTAGCCAACGATTTTATAAAGTAAACCTGTTTTTGGCTTGCCTGTTTAGGGTAGGTGCCAGGTGCTTTTGGCTTTGTTTCGGTTGGTTGGTCTTGGCGCGCTTGTACTTCGTTTTTGCTCGCAATAGCTTTGCTTACGCCACAACCCATATACCCAAGCGCACGGCCTAACGCGCTAGTCATGCCAACCATAAATTCGCTGTTCTTTGTGTATGGGGTTTTGCCGGGGTACGGTTCGGCAGCTGTCGCAATGCTTGGCAACGGGTCTGTTTCGTCGCGCCAAACGGTCACGGTGCAACGGTAAAAGCATGAGCCGTCGGGCATGGTCACAACTTCCGCGCTTGTTTCCTGTATTCGAAGGTTCGGCCAACGCTTTAACGCTTCATTCAAGCGGGTCGGCACGTCTACATAATTGTCAATGCTAAAAGCCATGTGTCGGGTCCTTTTGTGTCGGGTTTAAATTGCTGCGGGCAACGTATCCATTGGGTGTAACAAACTTTGTGGCGTCATAAAGCACGGTGCCGGCATGTTGGTTGCCCAACGTGTTGGGTGCCATGTTTCGTACAGCGTTTGCCAACCTCGAAGGCTTACCGTGCGTGTGTCGGCGTCAAGTGTTGCCAAAATGTATATTGCGGGTTTGTCGCACTCATGGGTAAGCAAGCAACCGTTAGCGCGCAATGTGCTTCTTACTTCGTAGCCGGCAACGTCGCTAGCGTTTTTGTTGTACGGCTCAAAACCCCAGGCAAGCTGCAAGTATTTGGCTACAGCGAACTCACCAATGCAGCCTATTTTCATTGCTTTTAGGCTGTCCGCTGGGGTTAGTCCGTAGTTATGTTTTGCACCGCGGGCGTCGCACCAGTCAATTCGTAAACGTGCAACGGCGTAGGCGTAGTCAATTTCGTTTTGGGTTAACGCAATTTGTGGCATGTCACCCGCCAAGCGCTTCAATTGCTTCGCTTACGGTTTGCCAATCAGTTGTGTTTCCGCTTAGGTCTAGGTCAACGGCCAAATGTTTTAGCCGGGCGATCAAGTCGGCGTGTTTTGGTTTGTACGGAATGTGTGCGGGCCTGCAAATTTCGTCTAACAAGTTTTTAATTACTGTTTCGTGCCTATGCAGGGCTGTTTGTGTCGGGTCTAACATGCGTCGGGTTTCCTCGCTTAGTGTGTTGTCAGGGTAGGGCTGTTCTTGCATTTAGTTTGCTGTTTTCCATGGTAGCCAACCGCTGTTGTTCCAAATGGCAACCATGGCTTTAGTGTTTGTTACTGGGTTAAATAGTTCGTCGCACGTTTGCAAAATGCCTTGTGCTTGCAACCAACCGGTAGGCCAGTACGTCGAGGGTTTGCACCAAAAGAAATTAACTTGGTAAATCCCAGCTGACCCGCCCATTGTGTCGTGGGGGTTGAAAGCGTCACTCGTGCAACGACTTTCACGTACAGCGACGCGTAAAGCGGTTTCTAGCTCTGCCTGCGGTAATCCCTCGGCAACTGCCAAAGTCGCCACCTGCGAGCACGTAGTGACCAATGCGGGCATTGTGGTTGTAGTTGTAGTCGTTGGCGGTAGGGAAGCAATTACGACCTGTGGGGTTGGCGCGGTGGCCTGTGCATTACTTAACCCAAAAGCGATCAAAACGCCTAAAACAAGGGCCAATAGAGCTGTGTAAATTCTGTGGGTAAACATTGGTTAGCGCCTTTCCAATTGGTAGGGGGTGCCCCAAGTGCCGTGCACGGGGGTTTTAAAAGCAATTTGTGCGTGTAAGCAATCAAAGGTGTCTACGTCGCGGAATAGTTGCACCATAACTTGCTGCCCTGTTTCAAGGGTTGTTATGTAACACTCGTAAATAAAGGTTTGCGGCTCTGTCATAGGTTTAGGCTTTCCGTCGGTGCAAAAACCCTAGCCAACGATTGTTACGCGGTTGTGGATACCCCAAAGGTCGCTTCAAATATGGCTTTTACGGCGTCCGGATTATCGGCAAACGTTGGGCTTAGTTCTATGTGCCACCAATCGCCATTGGGTGCACCCGAAACGGTTTTTGTTTCGTACACTTTCCACGCTTGGCGATCACAACGCCACGACGCGCCCCAAGGTTTGCTGTAGTAGTCAATGACCATTTGCACACCGAAGGCGTTGGCGTTGGCAAGTATTTTGTCAATAAAAACTTTGGATACCGCGCGACCTTCTTTAATGCCTTTGCCGTCAATTTTGCGGTAAGACAAATCCATTGCGCGCCCAGTTGCATGTACTGACAATGTGCCCGGCTTTGAGCGAACGTCACGTTGGCCGTAAGTGCCATTGTTCCAAAGCGCGCCGTTTGAATACTTGGCAGCTTGCCTTACCCATTCCTCGGTGCCGGCACGTTTACCAGCTGCGGGGCCGTCGCTGTTACCTATGTAGTCGCGCGCACCAACAACACCGGGTTTAGCTTTAGCGATCATTGGTCGCTTGGTGTTCCTGGCTTGCTTTTAAGTCCATTGGAAGCAACTAGCCCGCTTAGTGTGCCAGTAAGAAAAACCAGCAACGTGCTTAAAAGGTCAATTATCTGCGCGTCAGTTGGGGCCTGTTTTTCAGGCTGGTTTACAAATAAAATTCCGTATATAAATGCCATAACGGTAAAGGTAAAACACAATGCCATAAGACGGCCAACGAAAACTATTAGCCCTGCGTGTTGTTGTTCAGGTGTTTTATTCACAACTGGCCTTTGTAAAACATTGGTACTCGATATTCGTTTTAGAAACTGTGCAACCACTACAACCCCAAACTACCACGGCAACTAAAAGCGCGTACCCGATCATGTAACGCCATTTCATTACTCAACCGGTGCAGCTATAAATTCGTCTAGCGCGTTGTCGTACACAAAGTTAATGCCGGCGTAAACACCTCTAAAGTTTGAGTTGTAACTGGTTTGCAACCATTGACCCGGTAAGCCCAAGGACGCTATGTAAGCCTGCCCTACTGGTTCGCTTTCAGGAAATGGCAAATTGTCGCAATCGCTGTTAGCAACAACAATTACTTGGCTTACTCTGCCGTCAATTATTTGTGCAAAATGTGCCATGTTTAAGCCTTCCACCTAATGTAAACAATTCCGCTGCCACCGTTACCGCCGTTGCCACCGTTGTTACCGCCACCGCCACCGCTTGCCGTGTTTGCGGCCGCTGCTACACCGGCACCGCTTACGCCTGCACCGCCTGCACCGCCAACGCCTGAACCGCCGGCACCGCCCGTTGTTTGTGCACCGCCACCACCGCCGCCGCCTTTAAACAAGGACGAACCGCCAATAAATGTGTTGAGTTCTAAACCTGCACCACCAGCACCGCCAGTAGTTGTTACGCCGTTACCACCAATTGCGCCCGTTCCACCGCCGCCACCGCCTGCCGTGTTGGCTACACCTGTGCCACCTGCAAAACCAAAATCGTCGGTAAGTATTCGAGCACCGCCCGCGGTTTTTCCTGTTTCACCGCAACCGCCGCCGCCAGTACCAAAACTCGTAAATTGTCCACCTGTAATTAAATCGCCTCTACCGCCACCGCCACCGATCATTAAAACTTTAGTACCAACCGTGCTAAATGAACCTTCTGTACCGGTTCCACCACTTCCAGTACCCGAACCGCCTGCACCCACGGTTACGGTTTGGTTTGCGTCTAAATAAATTGTGGTCTGAATTACTGCACCTGCACCACCGCCGCCGCCACCACGATTTGAACCGGCTTGACCTACTCCGCCGCCTGCACCGCCCGCAAAAACGTAGGTGTCAAAAAGCCCGGCTTTTGTAACGGTAAATGTGCCTGTACTTGTGAAACTTGTGTACGCGTAACTTACGCCGCCAACTGTTGTACTAACAACGCCTGTGCCACCTGTTCCGGCGCCATAAACGGCACCGCCACCGCTAAAAAAAATTGCAGCACTAGCACTTGTAAAATAAAGCGTGCCACCCCCCCATTGTGCCAACGCTAATGAACTGGCCGTTGTAACGGTGCAAGTCCCGGCCGTTACTGTTGCCGTTCCGGCGCCGATATTTTGCAAAAATAAAGTATCGCCCGCTGCAAAAATTCCGCTGTTTACCGTAAAGGTTTTGGCGGTTGCTGCGTTCATTACAACGCGGGTGCCTTT